AAGTATGGCGCGACAAGCTTGGCAAAACTTGATACATCGGGCAATCTGACGGTTACTGGCGATGTAACTGCATTTGGAACAATCTAATGGCGCTGCAACCGTCAGGGGTCATTTCGGTATCCGATATTGAGGGCGAGTTCGGCGGAAGTGCCCCAGCCAGCCTTAGTGAATACTATCGCGGCGGCGGGTTGGTTACGTCAAACAATACGGGTGTTCCGGAAGCTGGGCAAATTTCGGTCTCAAACTTCTACAGCGCGGCAGGGCTTGCAACAATTTCCGAGCAGGTCTTGACGGGAAGCGGTACGTTTACTCCAGCGCACGCTGGCGTTCCTGCGCTTATTACAATGCAATCAGGCAGCGGCGGTGGCAATAGATCGGGAAATTGGAGCCAGTACGGCGGTGCGGTATTTGGAGGGCAGGCTGGAAAGAGTTTAAGGTTCTTTGTGGAAAATATTGATACGCTTAGTGGTGTTTCTTATTCGGTTGCCGCAGCGGCATCCAAATCTCACCTTGGGTATCAAAGCGCTTTCTTAGTAGCTGCTTCCACCCAAGCAGACGGGCAAACCACATCTTTCGGGCAGACCACAATGACAGGCGGTGGCGGCGGTAGATATGCGGGCAGCAGTTCCACCGGGCTGGCGGGGATACCGTCCACAATTTCTAACCCCTACCCCGCAAATGAATCGCTAGTCCCTAGTGAGGCCCTACTGAACGGCGCAGTGGTTGACCCCTTGGTTGCCATCACTATTAGTAACATCGCCGGGCAAGGCGGCCTAAGCTACAACACCCCAACTGGAGGCACTACACAACTTATATACCCCGCTGCATCCAACGCCGCTGCGGGTTCACTGTCCATATATTACTTTACATAATCCAGAATTAGTGGAATAACCTTATGGCATTAGTCCAAATCTCACCGCCCCCCGGCTTCCGCTTCCACGGCACAGACCTTGAAAGCGAAGGCCGCTGGCGTGACGGCAGTCTTGTGCGCTGGCGCGACGGCAGCCTGCGACCCGTAGGCGGCTGGGTAGACCGTATCGGCTCTGCGCCCTACAACGCCTCCCCGCGCGGTATGCTGGGCTGGGAGGCGAACGACGGCACGCGCTGGATCGCTGCGGGCACGTACAATAAGCTGTACGCCACGACAGGCGGCGGAACGACCTACGACATTACACCCGCCACGCTGACAGCGGGCACAGAGGACGCCACGGTCAACACGGGCTACGGCGGCGGCTTCTACGGGCAGGGTTTCTACGGGCAGCCGGTGCAGGCGACCGGGCAGTATTCCGAGGCGACAAGCTGGTCACTGGACAACTGGGGGCAGTATTTGGTGGCGTGCAATCCGGCGGACGGGAAGCTCTGGGAATGGCAGCTTGGCACGGGCAGCGACGCGGCGGTGATCGCCAACGCGCCCACCGACTGCCTTGGCCTCGTCGTGACAGAGGACCGCTTTATCTTTGCGCTGGGCGCATCAGGCGACCCCCGCCGCATCGCTTGGTGCGACTTCGAGGACAATACCCTATGGGCCGCGGCCAGCACAAACCAAGCAGGCGACATTACGCTCCAAACGCCCGGTCAGATTATGGCGGGCGTTCGCACAGCAGGTCAGATGCTGATCTTGACAGATCAGGACGCCCACCGCAGTACATATGTGGGTCCACCGTTTATCCACCAGTTTGAACGCGTGTCGAGCGCTTGTGGGCTGATCGCGCGCAAGGCCGTAGTGGACACGCCTGCGGGCGTATTCTGGATGTCCAGCGCTGGCTTCTTTACATACGACGGGTCGTCTGTGCGTGAAATCCCGTGTGACGTGCATGACAAAGTATTCGGCGACCTAAATCCGGCGCAGATCAGCAAGTGCTGGGCCGTGTCTAACGGGCCGAATGGCGAAGTGTGGTTCTACTACCCTTCCGCCAACAGCCTTGAGATCGACCGCTACGTTGTGTTCGACTACAAGGAGGGTCACTGGTCGATGGGCGCACTGGCGCGCACTTCGGGCATAGATCGCGGCGTGTTCAAGACGCCGGTGTGGGGCGATCCAGACGGGTCAATCTACAACCATGAGACGGGCTTCAACTACGACGGCGGCGAGGTCTACGCGGAAAGCGGGCCATTTAAGATCGGCGCGGGCGAGAACCTAGCTGTCGTAACCAGTCTGATCCCAGACGAGCTTAATATAGGCGACGTCACGACGACGTTTAAGACGCGCCTTTACCCCACGTCCACTGAGACGTCACACGGCCCCTACACCCTGACACAGCCCACCAGCGTGCGCTTGCAGGGCCGTCAGGTGCGTATGAAGGTCACGGGCAACACGCCCTCGGCTTGGCGTGTCGGTCGCTTCCGCTTTGAGGCCAAGCCGGGCGGCAAGCGATGACGTCTGTTGCGCCACCTCCGCAAGGCGCGGACTGGAAAGTCTGGGCACGTCAGCTTTCTGCGTATTTGTCCCGCGCAATCCCGACGTTGCAGTTCAAGACGGGCAACGAGACAGCCGCTGAGAATGGTATTATGTTGTGGGATAACGTCAACGGCTATCCGGTCGTGTCCAAGAACGGCGAGTTCCGACAGATTGTCCTCTCAGATGGGCAGTACGCTGGGCACGTCCTGACGGACCAGACAGCGGCGTCCACCGACACTGCGTACGCTTTAACGTACACTGCACAGACCGCCGACGGCATCACCAACGGAACCCCAGCGTCTAGACTGGTGTTTGGGGAAGCTGGGCAGTACATGGTGTCGTTTTCAGTGCAGATCAGCTCATCATCTGCCAGTACGGTCAATTTTTGGTTCTGGCCGCGCATTAACGGCGCAGACATTGCGGGCGCGTCCATGAAGAACGCTCTGCACCAGAACGGCGCGACGCTGGTCGTCAGCCGATCCAGCATTTTCGACGTGGCGGCGGGCGACTACTTAGAGGCCATGTGGGCCGTGGACAGCGCCAACGGCACTCTGGACGCCTCGGCGGCGACGGCCTTTGCTCCCGCCGCCCCCGCTTCTACAATACTGATAACAAGGCTGCATGGGTGACAATGACTCAGGAAACTGTTAATATCCGTTTAGTGTATGTTCCAAGGGCCGAAATTGCGGATTACTGGGACGTTGCAGGACCGCTTATTGAGTTAGCGCAACGGCGCTACTCGCATGAGTACGGGCTTGAGGATGTACGGGAAGCGCTTGGCAACGGCCGAGCAATACTGTGGATGGTACAGGTAGACGGTGAGTTTATGGCGGCGATGACGACAACAGAGGACAATCAGCCGCGCCGCAAGACGCTGTTGATTGAGTTGTTAGGTGGCAAGAACGCCGATATATGGGCGGAAAAGCTTATAACCGAGTTGGCTCGGGTTGGCCGAGCGGCGGGTTATGATGCTATTGAAACAAAAGCGCGACTGGGTTGGATGCGTCTAGCTAAGAAACACAACTTCCGGCCTAAGTACGTGGCCTATGAAATGGATTTGAAATAATGGGAAAAAGTAAAACAACAACGCAGCAGACAATGCCGGCGTTTCAGCAGAACTACCTGCAAGGCAGCGTCCTTCCGTTTGCCCAACAAGTTTCCCAAACGCCATTCCAAGCGTATGAGGGGCAGCGGACGCCTGAGCTAAGTGACTACACCACGCAAGCAGGTGGGCTGTACGGCGACATCGCAGGCATGGGCAGCATGACGCCCGCGGATTATCAAAGCCGTATTAACCAAAACCTCGTAGGTTTCCAAGGCAACGTGATCGACCCAACTATGGCGGCTATGGACCGCCGTTATGCGCAAGAGCGTGTAGGCCAAGACGCTAACGTCATCGGCTCCGGCGCGTTTGACAGCAGCCGCCGCGCGGTGTTTGAGGGCGAGCGCGAAGCTGGGCGCGATGTGCAGATGGCGCAGACGCTGGCTAACCTAAACCGACAGGGCTACGACGCTGCGAACGCGCAGACTATGCAGCAGCTTGCGATGCAGCAAGGCGCGCTTGGCACGGGCGCTGCGGGCCTCGTGGGCGTTGGTACAGCAGAGACTGCGCTTAACGCGGCCGCGCTTGACGCAGCCTACCAAGAGTTCATGCGCGAACAGCAGGACCCTTACCAAAAACTTAGCGCGCTTTCTGGCGGCGCAGGGGCTATTCCCGGCGGCTACGGCACCACGACTGAGTCCTACAAGCCGGGCTTGTTTGACTACCTGTCAGCGGCTGCTATGGGGGCCTCTGGCATCTGATGGACCTAGACTTCTCCCCATACGCAGTAGGCGGAGCGCAGGCGCGGTCGGACAGCTTTACGAGGCTGGACCCAAACTTCGCGACGGGTGTCTACGGGCTAACGCAGGCAGCGCACGCCGCTGGCATCCCGCTGCAAATCACGTCAGCGTATCGCTCGCCTGAGCTACAGGCACAACTGTATGCAAGCGCTCTTGAGCGTTATGGATCACCGCAGGCGGCCCGTCGGTGGGTCGCGCCTCCGGGACGCTCGCAGCACAATTACGGCACGGCGGTGGACTTTGCACTCAATGGGTCACTTCTCCGAGACGCAGACAGCCCAGCGGCTCAATTTATACGCAACAACGCCGCGCAATACGGCCTGTCGGTCCCGATGTCATGGGAGCCTTGGCAGGTTGAGCCTGTAGGGTCTCGCGATGGCAGCAGGCCACAGGCCGCAATGACCACGAGCAACGCGACGGCCTTGTCGCCGGGCAACGCGACTGCCTTGTCGCCGGGGGCCGCATTAAATTTTAGAGGAGCGCCACAGATGGCTATGCAACCTACACAACCGCAGGGCCTTCTAGGTCAACTTGGTATTCAGCGACAAGACCCGACAGCGCAGGGCGAGACGGCACTGCCGTTCTACCAGCGCGATAGGTTCGGCAACACAATGGGCAACCTTGCGATGGCGTTTAACACGCTGCGCCAAAACCCAGACGAGAATATCCCGC